GGGTCACCAGCATTTGCAGTAGACGTATCCAGGCCAGATAGCAATCCCTCAGTTACAACAGTGATTGTATCATTAAGAACTCCAGCGTTAGCAGCAAGACCCATTGTCTTAGAAGACGTAGCCTCAGATGCATTAGACGCAAGTCCAACAATCATATTGGTTCCGTTGGAACTAGTAACATATACTGCTTGTCCCTTAGCTATCGTGGTTCCAGCTTTAGTGTCGTGCTGGACCTTAGAGACATATGCTACAGTTGATATTGCGGCGTTAACCCAAGCGCTTCCGTTCCACTGAAGAATCTGTCCTGACGTTGCGCTGGTAATCGTAACGTCGCCGAGATTATCAATAGATGATGACGGGGTAAGGTAGTTCGGAGTGAAGTTGTACCACACAGGCTGAGTCTCTCCAGAGCCAGGAGGAATGCCATAGCGGAGCAGTTGCCCTGACGACGGGCTAGTGAGAATTACGTCCGTCAGACCATCAAGGGTCGTGACACCAGCGGCGATGCTGCCCCAATAGACAGTTCCATTGCCGTCAGTCGCCAACACCTGCCCATTCGTTCCATCAACTATCGGCAGGGTATACTCCGTGTTGACGTTAATCTGAGATAAAAACTTCATAGTTTACCAGCCTAATACAGTATACGCAAAGATAGGAAATAAAAAAGGGGGTAGACTATTGCCTCCCCCTTGTAAAAACCATCAATACTTATGATTATGCGCTAGGGGCATCGCCCTGTACTGAACCACCAACCGTATCTCCAGTGCGCTTAGAGGCGATTAGGATTACGTAGTATGCGTTATCAGTAACAGTAGAAGCAAAAGATACCGTGATGGTGTTAACCGTGGGTCTAGCAACATCAACGAATACCGTCTCTTGAGTTGCGTATGAAATCACTTGAGCAGAGACAGCCTTCGTTCCAAGGTTGTGCGTAACCGTGTAGACGTTTCCAGCCTTAGTTACAACTCCCGTTTGAGCGGGGTCAAGAGAGAAGTGAATCGGTGCACCGAGAAGATTGGCGATTGAGTTAAAGGTTGCCTTCTTAATCTCACCAGTTTCTCCAACAGCATTGTCGTATACGTAGAAGAAGTCATCAGTTCCAGGAACGATGGTTTCTACGCTACCTACGTGAAGGGGCTGGTCTACCGTGGTGAATCGGTCAGCGGTCTCATCCCACAAGAACGACACATTGGTAGATGTACCACGCTCAACCTCGAAACCAGCATTCTGTGAAGGAGTTCCAACCTCATCAGAGTTCAGTTTGATGATGCTGTCACCGATGTTGACCTCGTTTGAGTTTACGCTCGTGGTAGAACCAGTTACGATAAGATTACCGTTGATGGTAATAGTCTCGTTACTTGATTGGTCTACGGTGCGAGTAATCGGGGCGTTCTCAAGCTGGCCGCCAGCCCCCCACATCAGGATGCGGTACTGCGTCAGGTTATCGTAGTTGGTGAGCTGAATTGAATCAGCGTTTACCGTGATACCTGAGTTAGCAACGACACCTACAGCAAGCGTCCTGGTGGTATCAATCGTACCTCCACCAGTAAGACCAGCACCGCCAAGAATTTCGATGTTGGAGTGGTCAGCGTTACGTGCGTTAGATACGTCAAGTTGTACTGTGTCGGCATTTACCGTGATACCAAGTCCAGCGCCTACGTTAAGAGTTACAGAGCCACCTGCTCCGCCGCCCGACAGACCATCGCCAGCGATAACCTCTTGGATGTCACCTTTGATGTCAACCCACGAAGTACCGTTGTAGAAGTACATCGTGTTGACCGTAGTGTCAAAGTAAATCTGACCAGCTACTGGGTTTGTAGGTGCGGTAAGTGAGTTATGAATTCTAGGCTCGATAATCTCGAGCTTATTCATATCAATGGGTGAGAAATAATTGAGTGCCATAGTTCTTAGTTAAAGTATGCCTTGCCGCTAAAGGCTCCAGCAAATTTTAGACGTACAGAGTTCATTGTTAGGTATTCGATTTCGCCAATCACGACGTTATCGGTTGAGTCAACTACAGTTACAGACGCACGCTTTCCAAGGTTATGGGTTACTTCCCAAGTGGCAAGTGCAACGCCCTGAACGTGTGTGTAGTGTGCATCAGCCTTAGCTGATATGAAATTTTTTACGCCAATCTGAGTAGTTGGCTGCGGAATAATTACACTAGATACCGCAGATGGCTCCTTAACAATAATTGCAGGAGGGGCTGACGGAGATGTTACGTCTATTTCCATTAGATAGTGACGTCTTCATTAATTGTAAACCTGCCACGAAGCCAAGTGTGAACTTCTCCGCCAACAGTTGTGGCTTGAAGGTCATAGACATAATCTCCTCCAGAAATGTTCATAGTAGAAGCTGAGCCAAGAACAGTCATAGTTCCATTACTCAATCCGGTAATTTCATTGGTAAGCTTCGTGAATCGCAGCGTTGGGTTTCCGGTTTTTCTATCATGCTTACGAACTTCCATCTTGAAGTCGCTATATGTAGTAAGGTCAATAGCAGAGCCAGTATCGTCTGAGAACGTGAGTTCTAGACTGAATGTATCATTACGTCTGCACGTAATGTCTAACTGCGTGGAGATGTCTAAGTTAATCGAAGCCATAGTCTATACAAAACTACGAAATTATAGACAATAAAAAAGGTGGCCTAAGCCACCCCTTTTACTCTTCCAGCTTCGTTCGTCTTCCTCTCGGTTTGACGTCCTCTGTCTGGACCTCTTCCGGCTCTGGAGCAAGTTTGGTAACGTGGTTTCTTCCGTACACAATGCTTTCGAGCTCGTGGAACACTTTTACGGCCACATCATTAGACATGTACCAGTCTACGAATAGCTGATATAGGTCACGCTCTGAGTGGCGTGGTAGTGTACACATGATTTGACCAGACGCCTTCCATACCCAAGCGTTTTCAAGCGGGTTGCGGGCGATGATATCACGTGACTCCGCCCTGCGAAGGGTGGCCATAATGTAGCGCTCACGACTAGACTGCGCCTCGATAAACCCTTTTGGGTCACGCTCGCACCAGTCAAGAACTTTATCTTTTAAGATATAAACATCATCCGCTTCATTCCATCCAACAGATGCAGCAAACTCACGAAGCTCCTCTTCTTTCATTGAAGCTGCAATCGTGATTGCCTGAACACGCTGAAGGCGCTGGTCTACACGTTGTTTTGCTTTTTCTTCCGGACGGAATACCTCGAATAGCGGACGTACATTCGGGTCTCTGAATGGGTTGCTTGCGTTAAAGTTGCTAATAAGCAAAAATTCTAAAACATCCCTGTCGCGAGCGGTCCGTGGGTTCAATCGTTTAAACCCGCCCTCGTCTTTCCAGAATCCAATCTCATAAAATGAAATTTTATCTCCAGATACTGAGGAAATGGCACCAATGTCGTACGACTGACCATCAATAATGATGATGTCACGATTTGGTATTTTTTTATAAACCGGAATAAGTGGTTCAGTTGGATTGTCTGGGTCCATTCGGACGTCCAGAAGTTTGATGATTACCGTGTCGGTAAGGCGGTCGAGGCCAAACTTTTTAATGACCGATGAATCAAGATTGTTATAATATTTAGTGCTTCTCATGACAATTAGATTGGGTAAATCAAATTAAAAAAAGAAGGGAGGGGTTTCCCCCTCCCCTCAGTTGGTTTAGGCGAACTTGGCGATACCGAAGTGCTCAACTCCAAGGATTTCAAGACCCTGGGCTGATTCGTATACTGCCTCGAGTACGCTGCGACCGTCGGTAGGCGTAGGAGCCAACCCACCCAGCATCCACTCCTTGTAAGCAAGGTTGGTGTTGGGTCCTTCCAGGTAACGTACACGCATACGGTCAACAGTTCCGCTACCAGCGTGAACCTTGATTTTGTCGTTCGGGATGAACAGAACGGTGTCCGTAGCGTCGGCGATAGCAGCCTCACCAGCAACGTGAGAGAACTGCGGGAACGCCTTCATGATGAACTTGCGACCGTAAAGGCTGATTTGCTCCATTCCGAAGTCTACAGCATTTCCAGACACATTAAGTCTAACGCTAGTAACGCCAGATGAACCAAGGTTTTTGAAGACATTGTCCATTTGGATTTTAGCACCAGTACCAGCGAACAAAAGGTATTCGTAAGGAGCACGAGTTTTGTCCATGGTTTTTACGATGGTAGCCATGTCGGTAAGACCGAATGCGTCCAAGTCAGAAACGCCGCTAGAACCATTTCCGTCAAAATCAAGACCATCTTTACACCATTCTACCAGACCCTTGGTGAATTGGATGGGGTTGCCATCGGCATCAACAACTTGGGTTACAGCAACACCACCAACTTGACCAGAGGTCGTAGCGGCAGTTACATCGTTACCGAATCCAGAGAAGGTAGAAGCGTTACCCTTACCGAACAACAGAGCGTAGGCGATGTCATTGCGGAACTTCATCAGGGCGTTGTGCTGGGCAGCGTACATGTAGTACTCTTGGCCGTTGAACTGAACGCTGATTTTGTTGGTCAATTCTACGTCGGTCAGCTGGTAGCTGTTCTTGAAGATTTGAACCTTGTTGCTGTACTTCTTAAGACCGTACTTCAGGCCAGCGGGAGCGCCAGAACCTTCGCCATGGGCGTTAGAAATAACAACAACCGTAGCGCCCGGAGCAATAGAAGATGCAGAGCCTCCGAGGTTTACGATATTTCCAGCGTTGGCATCAAGGTTGGTATTATCCTTAACGTACCACATGGTGTTGTTAGCGGTGTCAACCAATACATCACCCTTGCGGATTTTGTTGCTGGTCAAGTTTCCTCCAATAGTACCAACAACGATTTTCTCGTAAATGGGTGCATTAACGTAGTTGTGGAAGATAGCGCTTGCGGTCGGAACCGAACGGCGCATTCCCTCCATTACGTCGAGGAACGAGGGGTCTTCGTTCTGGACATCCAGAACTTGTGACAGGATTTCACGCTTATCCAAGAAGTGGATAGACGAGATGAAGTTTTTGTTGTAGCTCATTTTAAAGCGTTTTTATTTTTTTCTTTGATTAAGTGCTGCATCGAGGAATGCCTGTGTCCAATCTTGAGCTGTCTGCGGTGCTTTAGTTCCAGCGGTGGGAACCTCTGGATTTTTGAGTGTACGTTCCACATCTCCAACCCCGACAGTCTTGCCATGGTTGACGAGACTTCGCTCGTACACATCAGGTTCTAAGGCAAACGCCACAACTTTATACCATTTTGCTAAATCAACTTCGCCTTCCTCATTGAGAAATAAGTTAAAAAATTTGGAATTATCCACCGTCATTTCCATGACTTGCTGAGGATTGTCAATTTCATAATTGAATTCCTCACCGTCAAGGTCGATGGTTACAGCCTTCGTTTGAAGCAGTTGCTGTGTTAGCGCATCGGATTGTACCCGGCCCGCCCATTCTTCCGCAAGTTTCAGGCTATCGTCTTGACCACCTGGCTCTGGCTCGAGAAACTTAGACTGCTCAGACTTGAGCTGTTGACGCAGAGATTCCGCATCCTTTTTGAGCAACTGCTTACCGAGTTCTACGTCCTCCTCTTCGTAAGAGTCTTCGTCAAGATTGTACTTGTCGATGACCTCACGCTTGAAGAGTTTGTTGAAAGCGGTTTCAGACAGGTCCGAGTATTCAGAGCGAAGCTTATGTCTCATAAGCTCCATGGGCTCCATTTTATCGTAGTCCATCTGCATTGCTTCCAAGAACGGCTTTAGACTTCCGTTCTTTTCGTAATACTCGACAGCGCTCTTAATAAAATCATCCTTGAACTGCGGTTCAGGAGCATCCTTCTCCGCCAGCTCAAGTAATTCTTCCAAAGAACTGAAACGGCCATTCGTTGCCGTTTTAACGTATTCTGCGGGGTCAAAATCCTGAGCCGCAGGACCTTCCGGGGCTGGCTCACCACCTGCAGGGGCCGGTTCCGGCGTTCCATCTTGGGCCGGGGCGGATTCATCTGCGGGGGCTGGATTCTGTCCTCCTATATTGATTACTGCAGGCTCACCTGCGGGTATTGGTTCAAAAGTAATTTCATCAGACATAACTCAAATTTTTTGTAAAATTAGACAATTTAGAATGTTTACACAATTATTGGTTAGACATTCTTGTAGACGCCAGCTGGGACTTGATTTGTTCCAGCTGTGCTTCGATTTCTCCTTTGAGTTTTTCCAGCTCCATCTTCATGGCACCTTGGGCTTCGATTTTGGCAATGTCTGCCTCTCCCTTGGCTGCAACTGATTGCTGCTGAACTGCGGCATTCTGCTGCTGAAGGAGCATGGACTCACGGAGTTTTTCCTCCTTGCGCTTCTTAAGTCTGTAGGCAAGGATGTATTGTGCCTTCTTGAGGTTGTCGCTGTTCTCGATAAGAACAAGGTCCTCGAAGTCGATAAGGCCAGCGCCCATGTACTGGGCGGCCATAGCCTTAAGCTTTTCACGTTCAACGATGTCCGGCTTGTCTTCAATCTTGATGCCGAACTCACGGTACGAGAAGTCAACACCGCCAGACAAGTAGTCAATAGTCTCAACACCAAGGGCCGTTTTGTATGCCGGGTGGTAGGTGTTGAACTTAATGAGGTCTTGAAGTCTAATGATGACAGTTCTAGCCACGCGCTCAAGAATGTTTCTGTCAGCCTGTACACACGCAAACAAAGCGTTGTTTGACGCTTCTTCTGCAAGTCTGGTTACGTTAGACAGGGTTCTGGGGTCAATGGTGCTACCGTCAACGTACTCGTTTAGACCAGTGATATCACGAAGCATCTGCATGTTTCTGGTGATAAGGTCAAAGTACGTGGTAACATCACGGCCCAATCCGTTCTCAATCTCTTCAATAGGCTTGTATGGACTTGGGTTGCCAGATGGGTCCAGATAGCGGTACACCAATGTTCCCTTCTTGTTGAATAGGTCAAGAACGTCCTTGGGAGACAGCTCAGCTCCACCGCTTCCAAGAGGTATGTTCTCGATAGCGTCAAGGGCGATTTGAATACCCTTTGGTCTGGCAATAGCGATTGCGTTTTGCAACTTAAACCAGTTCAGCTGAATGGAGTCTGCAATGGGGATTACCTGCTCCATAATTGAAGAGGCACGCATGTCGTAGAACTCGGGGGCAAACAAGTGGTATGACATTGAAGTCTCCGTCATGTTCGAGCGCTCACGCTTCATGTTGGTGCAGAGTCCGTAATCAAAGAGGTACTCCGTTCCGAGAATCCACTTCGCCTTGTAGACGACCTTGTAGTGGGTGCTGGTGTAGTCGTTGGTCTTGCGCTTTCTAGACTTGTTGAACACACGCTTAACTTGGTTTCCACGCTTGTCGATGCGGCTTTCAATGTCAATACTGTTGACCGAAATGAACTCAATGTCAAGAACCGGAATCTGGAAGCTATCGTAATCGGAGCCGACGCCACGCTTCGGCGGCATTGCGCTGGGGTTCTGGAATGAGTTAAGGAATCGTTCAGCAATGTCGTAGAACTGCTCTTCGCTAAACTCTTCGCCAGCCTGTCTGCGGATGTCTGAAAGGCTCATCATGCGCAACTCACCAATGTGCTGAGCGTCGGTGAAGTCACGGTTCATGCAGTATGACGTGATTACGTTTTCAGGACGTACGTGACGAAGGCGGACAACGCCGTCTTGCACATACTCCTTCACGCCACAAACGCCAAAGTCAAACGAGTCTTCAAGGAGCTTATTTCTAATCTCCTCGTAGTCGTTGATATTAAGTACATTTTTAATTACCTCTTCGAGCTCTTCACTAAGCTTATGCTTGAAGCTGAAGTCCATATGGATTTGGAGCTCCTCCATGTCACGGGGCTCGCCATCCTCCATGGCGAAGACACCCTCGTTGGCAAGTGGAGAGTTCATCTTCTGGAGCTCTGAGCGCATTTTGATTTTCACCTCCTGCTTAGCCTTGTACCCCTTAATCTCTTCCTGCGACATGATGTCGATTGGGGTAGCAGTAATGTTGTATGAGCGCTTAGAAAGTTTGGCAAGTGCCAGACGACGGAAGCGTGAAACCACCGGGAGCACCGACCAGTCAATGTTCAGCCATGAATCGTTTTCGCTTTCAGAAACGTCAAGCATGCGCTTGTATTTACTGATAGACTGCGTTCCCATTGCGTAATCCCTGATGGTGGCATAGGTGTAGCGGGCACCATAGAAGATTTTTCCATTCATGCCGTTAAACTCTTTGTATGCCGCCTTGACATACGCCAGAATCCAATCTCGATTTTTCTCAGAGTTTGGAATCAAGTGTGAAGGATATCCATGCTTGCTCATTAGTAGCGTCCTTGAATTTGATGTTTCTTAAATATGTCCGAGATGGATGCTTTAATCTCTTTCCTCTCAAACAAAGTGTTTTTATCGGCCATCAGGGAATACCCAAAGGCCATTGCGGCGTCAAACTTTGTGGTTTTTTCTACTCTAAATTCAAGCAAGTCGTTAATCAAAGATTCGAAGTACAGGCTGTTAGCATGATTGTAGACATACTCCTCCATGTATTCAGCCAATTGTCTATTGGTACGCTCAGTGGCGTGAATACCGTGTTTTCCCCCTACTTTCATTACAAAGGCATCATAACCCATCTCACAAAGGTACTGAATACAGTTTACTCTGTTTCTTTCAATTAGCGCACTGGCCCCATAATAATGTATGAGTCTAATCATGTCTTCGTAAAACATCTTAGCCATTGCCGGTCTATAGATATACTCTGCAACTGGAAGGCCGGACATCTCATCGAATCCATCAAACTTTTTAAATATATAAGCGGCACCTTTAGACCCTCGGTCGTCCACAGTCTGGTCCAGGTCATATGGGTCAATACCAGCAACATACTTTACTCGTTCACCGGGAACTCTTCTGCCGTTCTTGTCAAGTACCGCATTGGGTTTGTCTGGGTGCTGTAGGATTTTATACTTTCCGTTTGGGTCAAGCACAAACACAACCTCATCTTTTTTTGATGGGTCTTTCCATATGAGGTTTCCAACTTGTGGTTTCGATGGCGCCCACTGGATGTGCTCAAGCTGGTCGTTAAGCTTCATGGCATCGAATAGACATTCATCGCCGTCGGTACGGAACGCTTCCTCTGGGGAGAATGGGTTTTTACGAATGTAGCTAGACAGTGACTTGCTGTCTCCCTGTAGTGCCTTGCGCTCATTTAGGTAGTATACCTTGGATTCGTCAATTCGTGGCAGGCCATATTCATCAAAGAACAGCGTCTCATACGAAGGTGTGAAGTACCTCCAAAGGCCGCTGATGGTGCGTCCGGATTCAGTCAGTTTTGTCTGGTCGCTGTTTCTCCATAGCTTTTTAAAACCATCACCACCTCCAGACATCTCTTCCACCGTGGTGGTATACAGAGCCTTACCGATAAACTGTCCGTCTTGCTCCAGACAGAATCGAACGACCATGTGCCTTTCCCAGATGTCTACATCCTCAAGCTTTCCTGCTTCGTCCGCAACGTATCTATGAAGTTTGGCACCGTCATATGCAAACAACTGAGAGTTTCTCCAGTCAATCCAAGATTCGAGCTCGGGTAGCTTATCATATGCCGCATCCACACGTCCACGCTTTGTGGTCTTGTAGAACCTAAGCTCTGATGTTGGCGTGACGCCCTTGGCCTGGTCGTATACTGGCTTGAAGAAATCAGGAAGGTGCTTGAATGGGTTTACTACGGCCTTTGCAAACACGTTTCTCTTGGCGTCGTCTGCCGTCTTTGACTGGATTCCTGCGTATTTGTTTTTGCTTCTCGACGGGAGGTCATAAAGGAATACACCTGAACGATAGGTCTTGCCCTGGCGGCGCTTTGTAAGCTCGACCACCCCCATGCAGGTTGGTGCCTCGATAGCCGCCTGCAGGAAGTAAAAGAACTTGCGGTCCGGGTCCCTGTAGCTCGGGTATCCGATGTCAATCTTCCACCAGTTAAGGTACATGTAGTGCAGTCCAGTAAGGTATGTGGCCTTCCCGTTGTTCATGAACCAAACACCATTTAGGCGCCGGTCCCATTCCTGTTGTCTAAAGCCCTCAAGCTTTACATCGTAGAACGTGGGGTCAGTCTCCTGCTTTCTCAGCTCCATTGTGCGAAGCTTGTTATAGTCTGCCGGCAGGTCGGTCCTGTACCACCGCTGTTCCTTTGACTTAGTTGACGAGCTGAGTATCGGGCGCTTTTCTATCTGCCCGTTTAGTCTATTGAGCACGTATCCAGGCGCCGGTGTCCAGCACTCGATATCGTTGATTTCGTGCTTTACGCCTCCTTTAATCTTGTTATACATTTAGGTCAGCAATATCTTCTGGGGTGATGTTCTTGATTATCACTTTGGCGGCAAGCTCCTGGTCTCCCTGGTATAGCTTGTCGTAGTACGCCTCAAGACGTTTGTTGATTTCGTCCATATCGTTCATGATTTTAGACTTAATCTGCAGGGCCTGGAGCAGGTCTTTGTCTCGCTCTTCTTCGGTCTTGACCAAAAGCTTGGACTGATACTCGTAAAAGACCTCCTCGTTAGATACAATCATTGACCACACACGGTTATTCTGGTGTTTCAAGAAGCCGTCAATCGATATAATAAATAGCTCGCTAGACATGTCAATCATGGCTTCTTCTAGCGGGGGCATTTTAGCTAATCCAGAAAGCAATGAGCATTCACGCTTGCGCTGCTCAAGCTCTGGATAGTGTTTCTTCATTGGTGACGACTGGTCGTACATATAGCATATGTACTTAATGATTGGTGTCGCCTTATCCTTATAGTTCTTGATGATTGCATCGAACCCACGAAGGCTTCGAATGTTGGGCACGTCAGCGATGTCTTTGACACCGTGCACCTTAAAAGACATTGAACTAAACTCAGAATCGTGGAACATAAATTAAAATTTGTCTAACAAATGTATGGCGAAAATGTCTAAATTTGTAGTATGAAAGCCAAGGAGCTCAAGAGAAAAGGAGGAAAAATCCAGTATCATGGTGACTCCTTTGAAGGGTTTAACAAGCCCAAAAGGGCACCGCAAGGAAGCCCAAAGAAGTATGTTGTTCTGGCAAAGAACGCATCTGGAGACGTGAAGAAGATTGGTTTTGGTGCCCGTGGTTATCAAGACTTCCTTCAGCACAAAGACCCCAAGCGTCGTGCGAACTTCAAGTCTAGGCACAATTGCTCATCCGAGACCAACAAGCTAACAGCACGCTGGTGGGCTTGTAACTACAACTGGTAGTTATGTATTGCCCATCCTGTGAAAAACCACTGGACGAAAAAGAAATACAGCTTCAATCAATAAGGCGTGGTGTGCCAATGTGGTATTGCTCTCCGTGCTCTAGAGAATACAGGAAGTGGTCAAACATTAAGAGACGGTACGGAATCACCAAACAGGACTACGAAAACATAATCAAAGAACAAGATTACCATTGTGTATTGTGCCATGAAGATATCGGACCCAAGTCGGTTGTGGACCATTGCCACGATACGGGGGTTGTTAGAGGCGTTTTGTGCAACAACTGTAATGCTGTGATAGGGTTTTCCAAGGAGAGCATAGAGATACTTCAACGAACAATCAATTACCTAGAGAAATGGAAAAGAAAAGTAGAGTAAACGAGGCTGGCAACTACACTAAGCCCGGCATGAGAAAGCAACTGTTTGAAAGCATCAAGGCTGGCTCTAAGGGCGGTGACGCAGGCGAATGGTCAGCCAGAAAAGCACAAATGCTGGCCAAGATGTATAAAGCAAAAGGCGGAGGATACAAATGAAGCCGTCACAAAAAAGTCTAAAGAAATGGACCGAGCAGGAGTGGACTACCTCTGACGGAAGTCCGAGTAAGGGTAAAAAGCGATACCTGCCAAAGGCGGCATGGAAAGCGCTTACCCCGTCTGAAAAAGCTGCCACAAATGCTGCCAAAGCAAAAGGAAATGCAGAAGGCAAGCAGTTTGTAGCACAACCAAAATCAATTGCAAAAAAAGTAACTAAGTACCGAAAATGACTACCCACTTTACATTAGCAGAACTTACCCGTAGTGACCTGGCAAAGCGCAAGGGAATTAAGAACACACCCAACGAGGCGCAGAAACAGGCCCTTCAAGCAATCTGTGAGGACATCCTTGAGCCGCTTCGCTCAGACATGGGATTCCCCATTTCAATCAGCAGCGGGTTCCGCTCCGAAGAACTCAACAAAAAAATTGGCGGAAGCTCTAGTTCGCAGCACTGCAAGGGAGAAGCCGTAGACATCGACAACGATGGAAACAATTCAGAAATCTTCCACTGGCTTTTGGAAAACGCTGATTTTGACCAACTTATCTGGGAATTCGGAAACAAAAACGAACCGGATTGGGTTCATGTCAGCTATGTTCGTGGTCGCAAAAACCGTGGGCAAGTTTTGCGTGCCTTTAAGTCTAACGGACGCACTGTCTACGAAAAGTTTTAACTTTGTCTAAAGTCTAAAAAAATGCCACAGCCTAAAATTAAAAGAGTCGAGCGCCGGCAAGCAAAAGCCGAGTACAAAACCCTTACAAAGCCGGTTCCGTCTGGTGATGCTTCCTACGACAAATTCCGTGAGGAAAGACAAAATAAAAGAGATGAGCTTGCCGGAGGAGCAAAAATGCGTGGGAATAGTGAGCGAATGACAAGCAAGACGGCAGCATACTGTGGGAAAGATGGTTGCAGTAGTAATGCTATTATGTCTGGGGACGGAAACAACTCATCTGTAATCAGTGGAACGAAAACCCAAGTTCGTGGAGGACGTTCATTTCAAGAGTCCGGGAAAGGCACTTTGAGGTCTGAGCTCAAGAAGCAAAAGAAGGCGGACATTGCCGCATTGGCGCTTGCCTCTAGAAAAGACGCTAGTGAATATGATTTAAACAGAGCCGAGGCCGTTAAATCAAGACTTGGCCTTCAAGCAGCGTCAAGGGAAAGAAAAAATCAAGAGGCTTTCTACAAAAAAAAGAAATCAAACTCCACATTGTGAAAAAGGAAATCAAACCTAAAGAGCTTAAGCGTGTAGCCAAAAAGCCTGCGACCGGAGAGGTAAATAAAAGTTTACCTTCAGGAAAGGCGGAAGCTCGTGTATTACAGGATATGCGCAGTCAAGCTGCATACAACAACGAAAGCCTTTCAGACACGTATGCCAGATACAAGACATTTTACGATGACCAAATGGCCAAAGCAAATGCGCTTGATAAAGGTAACCCTTCTCAAGTTGAAGCAACAAGGGCACGCATTCAAAAGAATCCAAATATCTATGCCGATGAGATTCTTTATGACATTCCCGGAAAGATTCTTAAAAATGAATCAAAAAGGATTGCTGGTAAAGTACAAAAACAACTAAAGAAGAAGTAATGAAACTAAAAATGTTGACCCCAAGGTCCAATAAGGAGATTGAGATTAAATCTCCTGACTTGATGGAGGCGGTAAAGCAAATGCAAGCGGCTTTGAAAGTATGTGGTTGCACCCCTCTGTACTTTGAGATTTGCGCCAAGTACGACGAAGAATCTGAAGACTAATGCCCAGCAAGAGCAAAAAGTTCTACGATGCCAACCCCCGCTCGAAGGAGCTGAAGAAGAAGTACGACACAGAGTACCATTCTACAGAGGAGCGGAAGAAGTACCGTGCGTTTCTAAATAAGAAGAACAGAGATGCTGGAACATATGGGAATGGTGACGGGTTAGACTACGACCACTCGGAGCGTAAGTTCATTAAGAAAGAAAAAAACAGAGCAAAAAAATGACCGGACAAGAATTTGAAGATTGGGTAAACGAGCTTGAGGAATCTAAGCAGCCCACGTGCAACATTGAAAACCCCGAACAGTGTGAAAACTGCGGCAGCTAACGAGGCGTTTAACGACTGGTTGTTTCACTTCAGCCCTTACAAGAGGGAGTGGAGCGCATTCAAGCGTGAGTACTCAAATGACTACTTCAATGGAGTTGCCATACCCGAGGGGTCTATCCTTCGGTCTTCTGATATTAAAGTAATCCTTCACTACATCAACTGGGATGGCAAAGTCAGCGAAAAAGCGTAGCGGTCTAGAAATCGGTAAAAAGCGTGTGAGCTCTGACCGGGTGGCCACTGGAAAATTAAATTTTGAAATCATCAATCGGTTATGGCAAAAGCAGCAGTAGCACAAACAAAGCTCGTTAAAAAGCAGGTATCTCGTCCTGGGGTTCATGCAAAGACGAAGCAGTCTGCCAACAAGGGCAGCAAGCTTTACAAAAAAGTCTATAAAGGTCAAGGCAAATGAAATGGCTATTATTGGTTACAATCCCATTTCTTGGTGGGTGCTCAGCAAGTTGGCACCTAAAGCAAGCGGTCAAGAAGGACCCATCTTTACTTCAGACCAGGACTGTTGTCCATACCGACACCTTGGTGCTTCCGGCGAAGACAATTGTTGATACGATAGAAGTACCTACGCTTGACCAGTGGACGGCGTGGGAGAATGATTCTCTACGCATTGAATTGTCTCTCGTTAAGGACTCCGTGGGAACGGAGCGCATTGTATTTAAGACCAAGATTAAAGAGCAGGTTATAGCCAGGGAAGTGAAGGTCCCGTGTCCTCCTTCGGTTGTTTCTCCTGAGCCCGCTTCATGGCGTTCAAAGCTTTCAGTCTGGGGCCTTTTTCTGATTGCCATCGTGTTCTCGTATGGCGTTGGTTACTTGCGAGGTCGAGTAGCTGCTTAAGGAATATCCTTCCTCTGTTAGACACACGATAGACTCCGTAGGAGTGTTTGTTAATGAGCTCGTGCTTGATGAGCTCTTGTATGTCTGCGCTACTAGTTTTGTGCAAGTCGTCATTGATTCCATTGGTGAAGTTCATGAGCCCGTCCTTATCCTCTAGGTGTGCGGCATACAGCAGTGCTTTGATTACCGTTATTGAGAGGGCGTGCTCTCTACTCATCAAATTGATAGCCTTATTCATTTGGAAAAATTCCAACGCAGCATTGCCTGCTTGGTTGATTATCGCAATACTTGACGGCATAGCTCCATTATGATTGGTCCCTGTTCTCCGAAGTCATCGTCTACGAACTCTTCGTTGATGAAGTCGATGGCTTGGTCTATCTCGAGGTCTTTACGTTTCATGGCGATGTCGACCATTGACCAGTAGTCGTACACAAGGCAAGGTTTAAGGTCTGGCTTTACGGCTATTCCAAGGAATGCCTCTTCCATGTCACGGATAGCGACAATGCTTTCGATGAATTCGTTGTCATCCCCGAGCGTATCGAAGATGTACTTGCGCAGTGTCTCGTAATCGTGAATGGTTCCGTACATGTTTCAAATTTACAGCTTCCCTATTATATTAACTAGTTAGTTAGTTAACTAGTATAGTTATATACTATACACATATATGTGGACTTTTTTTCATTTTGTACGGATTTTCCGGACACCACCCACAAAATATCCGGATTATCCGGACATGTGTTCCAACACGTATACGGATTTTCCGGACACGGGTATCTGGGTGTACGGATTTTCCGTACATGCTAGACGGGTACGTCCGGATTTTCCGGACACTAGTCGTTCCACTCTTCGGTGCACCAGATAGCAATCACGACCCAACGGAGCCATGACACGCTAATCCAGTAACCTCCTTCGAGTGCTTTATCGTAGCCTATGGACACACAGGGTGTCACAATCAGCGTACCCCATGACTTGTGCAGATGTAGTTTCATGGGATGAAGATAAAAAAAATTGTGACCCAGGCACGATTCGAACGTGCAACCCACAGCTTAGAAGGCTGTTGCTCTAGTCCGATTGAGCTACTGGGTCATTTCGTTGCCCTCAACGATATGATTATTCCTCGAGCCACTCAACGAGTGTGCCGTCTAGGTCGTCTTCGTGCATCACGTACACGTTGCGCTGTCCTAGCCTGTTCTCAAAGGCACATCGTGGGTGAAAGGACACCTTCTGACCAACCATCTCTCTATTGGGGTGTACGAGCACCGTACCCTGCTTTTCACTCTTAATCCCCTCAGGACGCAATTTCAGCCCTCCTGAGAGCTTTTCAGGTAGCGTGTGGGTACCACTGCCACTGTATCATTAAAACTCTCCCAAATCAAAGAATTTCGCCTCTTCACGAAAAACACACTTCCCTCTGGAACCAAACACTTCTCCTCACCATCAATAAAAGCCAACGCCCCCTCCATCTCAATAACCGTATAGTGGAAGAACAACGTGTCACCTTTATTGATATTCGAAGTCCTTGGAGACGCATACACAACGCCCTCCTGCTTCGCATAGTGCGTGGGCCTATACGTCGGGTCAACGTACAGCTTACCCCCACCATTTAACTCTATCTCCCTGTTGTACGCATCACGCTGGATGTCAACAATAAAACGTCCAAATACACTGTCCATAATCAACTTATTTACCGCAAACTTACAACACCCATCCCATCAAGGCAAAAAACAAAAATGCCCCAATCCGAAAGTGTTTTCCCGGCATTTTGGCATACAAATGCCCCAATCAGTCGAAAACATACCCCCAGCAAACTAGCCAAATTAGACAGTTAGACAGCTAATTAGCCCCGCAACTAGCCAGTAATAGACATACTATGTAGGTTGGGAAGGGGAATAACACATGTAGAACAGGGGGGTAGCGTGCGTCCGGGGAACCGCACTCACACACCGGGTACCCCATGCGGGCTTTCAGCCTCACACGCAGTACCAAACCAACCCCCCAGCCAGCTCTAATACCCTAACTAAAACCTAAAGGTTTTAACTGACCTATTAGTTGTCTAACCGGCTGAAATGGTGGTGGTTAGACCGGGAACTTCTTGTTATATCAACGAGTTGATATGAACAAGAATAACCCCCAAAACTTGGCCACCAACCGGCTTGGCTAACTTCCCGTGTGAAAACTATAGCTTGCTATAGTTCGTGTGTGAAGTTGGCGCTTGTGCGCCGTGAGCTTGCTATGTGCTCATATGCGATTACAATCCCCTTGCCATCCCTTTAGGGATGATTTCCCATTGTCTTGGATGGGTTTGGAAATTTTCCGACCCTTGCCGTATCTTTGCAGTGTTCAACCGGTCAACCGACCACAATCCAATTCCAACATGAAAACCACAACCACAACCACCACCCGTAAGAGCAGCAAGGCTGCCGTGAGCGCAAAGAGCAACAAAGTTGCTTCACCCGCTATAGAGGCAAAGCCTCTGCCGAAGGATGTCTACTTTCGCTACCGATACCGCTTAGCGGTAAAGGCCGGCAATCTTGGCTCTGCCAAGAAGTTTGCCAATTTATTGGCAAAGATGGGAGCAGTCCTCGAGGTCAAAAGTGAGAAGTTTCTCACTTTAGAGGGCGGAGAAAAGTACCTTGCTTCGCTCGCCAAGCCGAAGGCTGCTGCGCCTAAAGAGCCGAAGGCTCCGGGCAAGGCTGTTGCCAAGTCTAACGACCTTGGGCTCAAAGAGACTCTCGCCATGATTCAGCAGATGGCTGCTGAATACGGATGGGACAAGGCCGAAGTCCTCAAGCTGACCATGGCTGCAATCAACAAGGTAGGTGCTTAACCTACCTTTTTTTCTTTTTAACCAATCTTTTGAATCTATCATGAAATCATTTCTCACCTTCGCTATCGTTGTTGCTCTGCTTAACCTTGTAACTACTCTTTACTTGACAATAACTCTTAATAAGCCGGAGGGCCTTGTGTTTGTCTTTGTATGTGGAGCAGCACTTGGAGTCTTTGTCTATGAATACAAGAAACGTTTTTAATTTGTCTAATCATTGGAATCTTTCTAACATTTTAACCCCCCAAATCTAACCCATGAAACCACTTTCAGAGAATCAAAAAGACCACATAAAAGCGGCAGTTTTGCACCGCTTTCTTGAGGAAAATAAAGCCCTCAATGACTTCATAAAGGCCATGAAAAACCTTGAGCCGGAGCGTTTCGACGAGCACTTTTTAGTCCAAGATGCCGGAGTATTCTTGAATACTTTTATCGGAATAGGATATGCCTTCGATTGGGCTACTGCTCAAGAGAATGAATGGGGCGAAATCGATAAATGGGCAGGGCTCAGTCATGAATTCGATTCTTTTTATGACGCAGAGTACCGGAACATTGAGTCCTTCATTTACGAGACCATACTTGGCTATGACCTTCAAAGATTCTTTGAGGAGCAAGGCATCGGTATTGACCTATTCATTGCCGAAGTTGTGCGTCAAAAGTCTATTGAAGTTTTTGAACAACAGGTAATTAGAACGGACGATACAAGGAATCCAATAATGAATGGGTTTACTTGGTCTTCGGCCATAGACATAGGCACATCTTGGTCTGGCCTATGCACCTCATTCGATTATTTTTCTAACTCAAAGACTGAAGATGCCGCAGTCTAATTCGGCATCAACCCTTACTTAACCAATTCAATTTTTTTTAATCATGGAATTTCTTATCAAAACCAAAGCCGGTCAGCAAGTATCATCAAAGAGTCTTGACTCTGCACTTCGTGATTCCGGTCTACATTCTGCCGGAGGCCGACTGACTAAAGGCCAAGCCTTGTCTCGCATTAAGTCTAATGATGCCGAGCTGTATACTCGAAAGAGCGGATACGAAGCATGGCGCCGAATCATAGATGTAGAGGACTTTCAGCAGTCCACCGATACCCAAGAAGCGGCTACTACCGGCGAGTCTAAATCAGAAGTTAAATCTAAATCCAAATCAACCATGTCTACCATTGAAGAAATCAAGCAAGAGTCAAAGAGCAAGTCTAAAGCAGAGCGCATCGAAGAACTCGAGCGTGAACTCAAAGAGCAGCAAGAGACTCATTCAACCGCAGAGCAGAAGGCAGTAGATGCCCATGACAAACTCGAGGAATCAGAGAAGCGCAAGCAGAAACTCGAAGACATTGACCTTTGGGATGACGATTCTATGAGCACCGCTCGTGAGGCTATCGAAGAGTCTATCAAAGAAGCAGAGGCCGACAAGGCCGAAGCGGAGCGGGTCATGAGCGATGCCGCCGACCGAATCAAAGAAATCGAGCAGGAACTTGATGAACTTCAAGGAGTCGAGGATGAACTGCCCGGAGTGCCGGTAGGACAACGTGTCAAGCACCCCCTTCAAGATGTCTTGATTCGTCGATGCCGTGCCGTACAAGCAGCTCACAACATGAGTCAAGATGCTTTGTATCCTATGCTTGTTGGCCCTGCCGGCTCCGGTAAAACCACGGCAGCAAGGAATGTGTCTATTGCCTTATTCGGTGAGTCTGCCATCGAGGACGGCAAGTTCGGCATGATGTCCCTCAATGAAGAATCAGAACGCAGCGAAGGCTTCGGATTCATCAGCCCCATTGACCGAGTGTACAAGTCTACGGACTTCCGCAGAGTCTATGAGAATGGCGGAGTGTTCCTGCTTGATGAGGTAGATGCTGCCAATGCCAATACCCTCACGGCTTTGAATGCTGCCATATCTGCTCCGTATGCTTCATTCCCCGACAAAGTAGTCAAGCGTCACCAAGACTTTATCTTGATTGCTGCTGCCAATACCTTCGGTAACGGAGCGGATGGCTTGTATGTCGGTCGTAATGAGTTAGACGCAGCAACACGTGACCGATTCTTGACTATGGTTTGGAACTACGATTGGGATGGTGTTCGTGCTGCTCGCCCCGGCCATACTGCTCTTGTGTCTTTGATTCAGAAGTTATCTGATGCCGCCGTATCCCTTGAGATGCAGCATATCATTTCTCCTCGTGCTGCCTTGTTTGCACCATTCATGATTGCTCAAGGTGATTCAGTCAAAGATGCTCTCGACTCTTGTGTATTCAAGGGACTGCCTAAAGATGATGTAGATACCCTGCTATCCAAGGTAGGTTTGTCTGTCTCTGAATTGGAAACTATCTAATTGTCTAACTAATAATATCTTTTGAATCATGACTTATAAATATATCTACGACTCACCACGTGAGTTGTTTCAGTTAGCCAAAACATTGGCGAAGAAGGACTTGTCCTCCCATAAGAATGGTAAAGACTTCACCGCTACCAAATCATTCAAAGAGGCAGTAGACCTTACCGACAACGGATGGAATCCGAGCGAACTCAAAGCCAAGGCCAAGTCTATTGGCCTTCGTGCAGAGAAGCAGCGAATCTCCATGCGTAAGGATAACCGAGGCACTACTCTTTTGATTGACCGGTACACCGAAGGTAGTCCCGACTGCTTTCGCCGGAAGGTACGAGAGCTCAAAGAAGAAAAGCATGTGCCCATAGTCTTTGAGGTCAACGAGCATGGCGGCATCAGCAAAGAGCAGATGTTCCTCAAGGCTTCGGTGATTGCCCAAGTCGTGGAGAACCTGCGCAAGCAAGGAATCTCGACAAGTATCTACGCCTACTTTGCGGTAGGAAGCAGCAACATTAATATCATCGAAGTTGTGCCGGTGAAGAAGCGGAGCGAACGCCTGCAGATTCATAAGCTTGGCGCAATGATGCACCCTTCGTCATTCAGAAGAATCTATTTCGGTAGACTCGAGAACAACGAAGAGACCAAGAATGTACCCAACAACGTGCTCCGTGATGTCGAAGAGCACCCCTTTGGTAGTGGATATGGATGGCCGAAGGCTGAACTATCTACCAACGCCGTGCAGATGGTCAAAGAGTACGCCAAGTCCGAGCGTATTGTTGCCGTGCCGTCTATCAAAGACTCACGCATCCGTCTCGATAACGAGGAAGATGCAGCCAAGTGGGTCAACAAGATTGTAGATGACGTTAACGCCATGTTCAAATGAAGAATCGTTATGTCTCTGCAGTGCTTGTCCTTGTGTTTGTCTATCTGACTACCAAGGCTTTGGAGGCGGCGGCTTCGGCTGCCGCTTTCCATCAGCATGTCCGGTGGGATGCAGTCTTTATCTATGAAGGCATCCTACTTGTTATTGCTACCGCTCTCCTTGTCTTATCCTTAATTAACAAAATCAAATGACTATTTATATCCTTCATGAAATCTATGACGCCTTTGATTCAGACCATGAACTATTCACCAACAAGAATCTCGCAGAAAAGATATTCGGCCATGTCCGTGAAAAGGTTCTTAATGAATCAAAAGATGAAGAGCTCCCGTATGCTGTCGAAGTCTATCGGGACGAAGAGAACGACTTGTCTATCCTAAACAGCTGCGATGAACACGTCCGAGTATTCATTACTGAACACGTCATTGACTAATAAATAAACCCCCTAATCAATTAAACCACATGACCACGATTAATTCTGAAATCAAATGGACTGCCTTCAAGGCAGCACTCGAGTCTAATCTTGACGGACTTGTCCGAACCTTTCGAGGCGAGAAGGCAGGAATAGACATGGACAATGCTATGGAATTCATAGACAAAATCTTTCTGAATTCTCTTGGCGGCACTCTTGAGTATCACATCAAGGGCAACGTACTACCGGATTCGAAGGCAGCCATAAAGGCTATGGTCGAAACAACAATGTCTATCATTCATTCGATGGAGGCAAACCTTGAAGGGCACTCGCCGCTATTGTCTAAAGACGAGGCGAAGGAGTTTGCCCAAGCGGCATCATGGATGCCAATTATGGTAGGAGTTGCTCTTGATATGTGTATTGTGAATCATAGACATTCGAGCATGCTTGACATTCAAATAGACAAAGTAGTTGACGCAAGTTCCGAAGAAGTGTCGGGCGAACTTGACGGACTGCTTGGCTCTCTTGGAATCACTAAAGAATAATCTGCACAATTGGTTGAACACTTGGGGATGGGCGGTGCAGCGCCCTCCCTTTTAATCTTATCAAATCCTAATCACCATGCTACAACAAAGCGAAACCTTTAATCAATACAAGTTCTTAGAATCTCTTGAAGAATCAATTAAGCAAGAGATAGACAACGGCAACATCAAAGATTCAGTAGACGTGATGTGCCACATAGACCAAGCCATAGCCAACGAAGTCATTTACTATTCCGATTGTTGGGATATATGCAATGTCCTACGGCCGAATGAATGGGATGATAACGAATGGCAGATTCAGTCTATTGATGACTTGGCCGCATATGCCCTCCGTAACTTAATAGAGTCGGAGGTGGATTCATTCTCTCAAATCTTTCCCGATGAAGAAGAGTAAATTCTATGAGGCATTCAATGCCGACACCTTGCGCTATGATGTCATAGAGCGAAAGACTCACAAAGTTGTGCGTACCTTCGAAAAGAGATATGGAGCAATGATGTGGGCTGATATGTTGAACAATCGGGAGGCTTCGGCCTCCCTTTAACTCCCTTTCTAATGAATGATTACGACCAACACCTTCTGAATATGTATATCAGAATGAAGCGTGCCGGACAAGGTCGGGCTGCGCTTGAACATAAGATTACATGCAAAGACAATGGCCACTACTCTGCCGTGTCTAAAATGAATCAGTACGACGATGGAGTCGAAGATTAGCTACGCCGTGGCGGTCGAGGGGTTGTACATTGAGACGACCCCCGATGCCCACGATAGACTTGTCGCTGCCCTACGCCATGCCGGGCTTTTGTCTACCATGCGTGCTGTCTATCCAGACCTTGCGCTTGCGCTCGAGGAGCTGGCCGACCCGTCGGGAAAGCGTACCGACAATGAGCGTGCCGATACGGAAATAAATACCCCGTAAATTTTTTGGAAACTTTCCTTGTTTATTTGGAAAATGTTTTTATCTTTGTCAAGCAATGTTGTTTTTGCAAAACTAAAATTTGAATTATGTCACCAACAACTCGGGGCGTTTTAATCGACCCAACAACCCAATCCATTTCCTATGCGGAAATCCCTGCAAATGAGGACGGTACAGTAACTCTTATGGGGCTGTACGATATCCTTGATTGCAGCCTAGTAGATAGGTTCTCACTATCATCAGATGCCGACCTTGTACTTGACGACGAGGGACTGCTTAAGCCAAACAATCCTGGTTTTAGCATTGGAAGTTATCCACGTATATTTGCAGGCAAGGCGTTGCTGTTGCGTGTAGAGAATCATTCGTGGGTAAGCGTACCGGACATCAACATGGAATCTATGGGCGAACTTGTTCAGTGGTTCTCTCCGGCCGACGTGCAGGAGCAGGACATGGGCATTCGTGTAACCACAATCTAATTTATCATGGACAAAGTTGAATCAATCATTGAGCGCACAATCCGTGAACTCGAAAAGCGGGGCTACAATGTTAAAAGCACCGGAAGGACCAAGCCTATTAATAAGTCGCAAGACATTGACATCGCATACGCAAAGAAGATTATGAGTGAGTCAGCATATCGTATCCACGACATAGCAAAAGACAAAGCTCAGTATCAGCGCATGTACTATGTGATGAATAGCACTGCATCGTTCTCCCACGAAGATGCTATGGCAATCATTGATTTCCACATGTGGCAATTGATGGGCATACAAAAATTAATTCATGAATACCTTAAAGAAAAAACCGAAGCCATTAGTCAGTGAAGCTCTTAAGTCAGCTTGTTTTATGATTTCCGAGACAAAAGGTTATCGTGGCATGGGCATTACGTCTATCGCTAAAGATTGTGGAGTAGGCCAAGACCGGCTGTACAAAATAATCGAAGGCAAAAGTGGTGTGCGTGGTCTGCCATTCGAGGTGTACCACAAGATGGCCAAGCGATTTCCTTTTGTCGAAGAAGTCCTATCTAGGGCGCTGTGACCGAGGAGTGGCGCTTGTGTGAGGTGTTCCCCATGTACGAAGTGAGCAACTTTGGAAATGTAAGGAACGCCAAGAGTAAGCGACTCCGAAGAGCGGTAATTAGATACGGACATAGACAAGTTCTATTGGTGGTTATATCGGGACGCAAACGTAGATTCGCAACCGTGGCAAGGCTTGTTCTTGCCGCATTCGACCCTAAGGGCATGACCCTTACGAAGTGGTGGCACATCGACGGAGACAAAACGAATGACCATTTAGACAATCTCAAGTGGGTTACTTGGGATGAGTTACGCAAACTAAGAAAACGTGCTAAGCGGGCAGCACTTAAATCGCTCGCAAAAAAATCAAAATCATGAGTATAGTTCAAGGAGAAATCCAAAGCTACGAGGTGACCCCATTCAAGGAAATGTTTCGTCACCAACTTACCGTCAGCGGTAATAAGTATTCAGTGTACAAAAAGTCTAATGCTCCGTTTGCTGCAATCGGCTCGGCCATTACGCTGCAAATCACCAACCCTACCGCAGGCACGGCGAAGGTTCTTGAGGTGGGTGCGCAGGCTCCGGTAACGCCTCAGTCGTTTCAGCAGACATATCACGTAGAGCAAACACCAGCGCCATCATACGGAAGTGCGTCAACTACGCAGTTTACTGCATCGAAGGCTACGGCGGACAAAGACGGTCTAATTATTCGTCAGACATGCGTGAAGGCTGCGTGTGAGTTCTTTGCGTCGCAACCGGTGGAGACTTCAGATGAAATCATTGAGCTCGCCCGTAAACTTGAGCACTATGTCTTGCACGGATAGAAACGCTAAGTCATTCATTG